CACTATGTGTCAGGATATATGTCGCGTCTCCCTGAGGTGGTAGAGTAATAGATCAAGGGGGTGCGATAGATGATACGCTACAGCCAGGAGTTTAAAGAATCGGCAATTCGGAAGATATTGCCTCCGGAGAACAGGTCGATATCGGAACTCTCAGAAGAGACGGGAGTAACGAAAACCACGCTCCGCAAATGGAAAAAAGAGGCCCAAGTCGTAGGAGCAGCAGCCCCGTGTAACGAAGCGCAGATAAGTCGCTGGAATGGGGAGGATAGGCTCCAGATCGTATTGGAGACATACGGTCTCAACGAGTCTGAGCGTAGCGAATATTGTCGTTCTAAAGGCCTATACCCGGAGGACATCAAGGCATGGCGTAACGCCTGTATCAAGGCCGCGGTAGGACAGGCGATTGGTTACGATAAAAGCCAACAAGAGGCCGGTGTATCGAAGAAAAAGTACCAGGAGCTTGAAAAGGAGCTCCGTCGCAAGGAAAAGGCTTTGGCAGAAGCGGCAGCCCTTCTGGTATTCAGAAAAAAAGCCCAGGCGATCTGGGGGGACGAAGAGGAAGAATGATCAGGGCCTCGGATCGCCGTAAAGCAGTTGAGCTGATCAAAGAAGCCCATACCAACGGAGCTCGTCTCTTCAGGGCCTGTCAGGTTTTAGAAATCAACATCAGGACCTATCAGCGTTGGACCCTAGGAGGCGATGTAAAAGAAGACGGGCGTCCTGGTGCCGATCGACCATCTCCGAGCAACCGATTGAAGCCAGCGGAAAGCACTATGTGTCTTGACAGCCATCGGAAGCCATTGAGGAAGACTTTCCCTGTCCCTATCAGAATATCGTTTACGTTCTTTACGTTTGCCATTCTTATTCTCCTTCCTACCTATCAATCGCCACGGAGAAAGTAACTATCCACAAGCCTTGTCTCTCCGGGTCTTCTTCCATTCCAACCATAGTCACGCTGGTGATCCTGTGCCCATGGGCTCCACGTCCTGCGGAAAAGTAAAGCTGAGTGCCAACCAAGTCGGCGAACTCCAGAGCGGTTCCCCTGGCGTCGTCGTCGAAAAGAGGCAGGACAAAGGCGACCAGGAACTCCGCAGTGCCTCTGCCCATGTTAACAGCGTACTTACAGCTAGATGCCGAGATCAGGGCACAGGGAGCCGTCGCCGCCCTGGCGTTGGACGTCACAAAAAGAGGGCTCCCGGTCTTGTCTTTGACAAAATCCGAAAGCCCCGGCACTGCCTCTATCCCTTGGGTAAGGTACTCCATCGCCCCAAAGATCATCACTTACCAGCTCTTTCTGCCTGGTTTATCATCGCCACAATTACCCTCATGCCTCGATCTGAGACGCCGAGGTAAGGTCTTGCAGGTATGTTCCTTCTAGGGTCTCCAAGGTACGGAGGGGTCTGAAAGGGGACCGGGAAACGCCCCGCCAGTTGAGCGTTTATGTAGTCCTCCGCCTTAACGGCATGACCCTCCAGAAAAGCGTCAAACCCTGTGCCAAAGCGTGTCTCCATCTGCTTGATGGAGGGGAGATACAGCTCCCCCCTGATATCCTCCGCCGTGCAGTACATCGCCCTAGCCGATAACCTTGACGACCATTATCCCTGTATCGCTGGTCAGGACCGGCAGAGGATGAGACTCAGCGAAGAGGCTCTTTGTCTTGCCATCAGGAGAGACTTTTATCTTGCTGTACAGCTCGACCATGGCCAGAGGATTTTCACCAAGGTCAAAGTCGCTGATAGCCCCGTAATGCATCTCCCACAGAGACGGATGGGTCAATATAACGCAGTCCTCGGGAATGTATGGCGTGGCTACTCCGGTCCCGTCGGCAGGGTAGGTAGCTGAATACTCCACCATCGTCCCCACCCCAGGAATCTGTGCGATCGGGGTCACCAGATCCTCCTTGTTACCCTGGCTGATCTGGAGCATCTGGACACCGGCACTCTTGAGCCAGCTCTTAACGTTGGGGTTCCCCCGGAAAGCATCGGCCGCTCCTCTTCCCGCAAGAATCACGGTTGGATTTACTCCATTTTGCTCAGCGAAGGTCCGCTGAAGCTGAGGGAACTGGACGATAGGATCGCCAGCACTGGACGAAGCATCCCATTTCTCCGATATAGAGAACTTGTTGCCTGCGGGAACTCCGAAATCGAGGGAGAAAGGCCGCCCATTGGAGTCTTCCATATACTCGATCTTGCCAGTCCCCAAGATCTGGGAGAACATCCATTCCACTCGCCTAGAGATAGCCCTCTTCAGGTTCTGCTGTTTCTTGGCGATCATGTCGTTGAAAGCTGCTACCACCCCATCGCTGTTCCCGGAGCCAACGGTAAGGGGAGACTGCCCAGCCATTCTCCGACCGGCCACCTCTGAAGCCTTGATCTTGTCCTCCAAAAAGATCTGAGGAGGAGTGACGGTGTAGGTCTTGTAGCCCTCGGCCAGATCGACCTTAGCCGCAGGATCGCCGTTGTGCCCCATCGGAGCCATATCACGCCTACCATGCTCGAGATCGAACATAGCGGCTTCCGTCGGGGCCTTAATGGAGGTCCCCTGCCCGAGCACCTTTGTAAGGTAGAGGTTCTCAGGCTTTATCCTGTTTATAGAGTGGGTCAATGTCGCTGGTGTGTAGAGATCAAGCGGATCCATCTGTCATGCCTCCTATCTTTTGACCGCTCTGGGAATGAGCCCAGATCCGGTAAGCAAATTCTCGACCTTTGCCCTAACCGTGGCATCGAGATCCTCGAAAGCGGTAGCCTCCAGGATGACCATATCCCTGGCGATCTCTCCCTTTAGGACCACCTGAGCGGTCTCTTCCGACGTGGCTTCAACGACGATATCCTCATCTAAAACCCCGAAGGTCTGTCCAGGGAAAGCCGCTACCGCGGTATCCAGGTTAGCCCCGGTCAAGAGAGCATACTTGCCGTCGCTCCCTCTGCAGACAAGAGTCCCTTTGGAGTAGGCGGCCTTCGTCGCCCCTCCGTTTTTGACGACCCTTACCGTCCTTATCGCCGCATCGAGCACCCCAACGACAAGAGACCTTATCTGTGGGGCCTCGCCAACAAGACCATATTTAGGAGCTCCCATAATTACTTACCTCCTTCATCGGGCCCATTCGCACAGGCCGCTATGTCGTCGCCTAGTTTTATAGCGTCGATTTGCTTCTCAGCCGTTGGGTCGCCTAAAGCCCTCAGGGACACTTTGGGAATAGCCTCAAAGATATCGCCGAGCAAGGTTTTGATATCCGTCTCCTTGGCGTCAGAGAGCTTGATAACCCCACCGCCATCAGCCAACAGGACCGGCTTTATCTTGTCCACAACGACCGGAGGAACCCCCTTAGCCGCCCAGTCATCGCAAAAGGCTTTGACCTCTGCCTCATGCCGCTCCCTCTTCAACTTCGTGGCTTCCTCGACAGCTCCATCGGCCAGCTTCTTAGCCTCTTCTGCCTTGTCAGCCAGCTCTTTTTTCTCCGACTCCAACGCCGCTATTTTTGCCTCTAGCTCCTTTAACTTCTCCGGGTCCATGTCCTTACCGCCTTTCTCTGATTCCTTGTCCTGGGTCCACGATCCGCTGTCGCTCAAAAAAAGGGGCTTCACTCCAGGGTGAGCCGGTTGGTTTACCAACGCAACGCCCAGGAGTGCAGCCCCTATCTTCTTGCCCGTAATCTTGTCCAGGTAATCCGGGCTGTACTCGGCACTCATATACCGATACCGCCCGTCCTTTATCTCTTTGGCCGCCTTGTCGTCCACCTCCATACGGAGATACAGACCATCCGCTTTTGCTACCGCCTCCTTTACTACCCCTGGGCTTGGGGCTCCATCTCCGTGGCCGATCTTGACCGGTGGAGGATATGATGGAGCCTTCCCCATGTTTGCCGCCAAGCCTGTCACCAGCTCCGGCGTTATGTTTATCTCCCCATACCTGTGGTCGTAGAATTTCCCTATCGGCAGGGCGTTGTACCATAGCTCCTCCGCAAGGGAAACCGCCTGTGTCGTTACCAGCTCTGGCATTTTCAAGACCTCCTTAGCCAAATAAAAAAAAGCCGCTCACTCAAAATGAGGGAGCAGCTCCTTTAAAATCCTGCGAGAACTTGGGTTATGTAACCGATAAGGACTTGGGAGGCAACGTTATCCACCAGCTTTTCTGCCACCTTGCGCACCTTATCATACCTACGGGAAGATCTCTCTATCTCGAAGAGCCCCTCGATGTACTCAATCCCCGTATTGGTTATCTTCACTTTAGAAGTTCGGACGACTACAGGGAAAGCTTCATCCCCGGCAAAAACCATAACGGCGTCCCTGATATACCCCTCATTGTCGAGTTTGCAGATCGCCACGTTAAAAAGCTGTGGGTCTATCCCGATAGAATCGGGACTAATGCTCTCCATCTTAGGCAGATCTTTTTGATACTCCGTGTATATCGCCACCAAGACAAGCTCTTTCGTTTCAAGCTTCATCATAGCTCACCCCCGATGGTTATCTCACGCCCATCTATTTGGACTATATCTTTCTCCGGAAGCTCCCGGAACTCTCCCGTCTCCAGCTTAACGTAAAAGGAAAGCTCCTCTTCAAAAAAAATCTCATCAAGGGAACAGCGCAAAACCTCCCCACTCGACAAGACTACTGTAACCATCTTATTCTCCCCTGGCATGCCAAACGCTGGCCCTATTTTCATGGTGAGTCTCCTTTCTTCTTCCTCATTTCACTGATGGGACGGGCAGGATAAGCATGAGCCCCAGTCTTAGAGGGGGTCAGGATGAGGACAGAGCTTTCAACATATTCCCTTGTTTCTGGGTTAAAATATTCTCCAACTGGAAAATCAAGGATAACCCTCCACTTTTCGCCTTGGCTTTTTGAGAGCCTCTGCCATTCCCCCTGTCTTTTATCAATTATATCCTGTAACTGTTCCATTGGAATAGCCAATAGACTAGGCTTTACCCCACGCTCTTCACTAATTTCTACGTATCTGTCATATTCATCCTTACCCCAAACGTGGCGGTTCTGCTTTTTCTGGTTTATCACCCACTCTGAACGTGACGACCTCTGCTTATCTCCACCCAGCACACTCCTAACCGCCTCCACGTCGATATCCCTTTGCGACGTATCAGGCAGAGAATCTATCCTGGGATCGTCCGGTATCCCTCCCGGAAACTCTATCGCTAATAAGGGTATGAGCACACTCCGGCAGTTCGGATGGAGCGGTGGGGTGTTGAAAGGGAGCCTGGGATCTCCTATCCGAAACATCAGCCCTTCCCTAGTCTGGCAGGACCCGGAGGTTCTATCGTCAAGGATCGCCGAGAACTCAAACCCGACTACCGCCTCAGAGTCTATGGCGGATCGGAGATGGCCCATAGAGTAGGCCCTCATGGCCTCGGTCCTGGCGATGCATTCTAGCCGGTGGCGGGCAAAACCTGATACCTCTCGGTTTATGCCCTTTAGCTCCTTTGTGGATCGCTTCAACGTAAGCCCCTCTCGCAAGGATCTGGATATAACGTCCCGAACCTGCTCCAGTACGGCAACCTCGTAAACCCTGGCGAGCTCAGGCACATAACGATCCAACCAGGATAAAGCCTCCGCAGGGAGTACAGCATTCCAATCGTCCGCAAGAAACACCTTCCTGGAAAGCTCCCGGACCAGCTGGCCACCTTGACGATATCCCAGCTCAACGGCATCACGGATGCCCTTCATGAAGGAGGTTTCCAGCTTCGGCCCCTCGCCTCCCATGGGGATGCTGCCATCTTGCCCCTCTCTAACCATCTTGTCGATCCACGGCTTAACATCCCGCCATACCGTGGCGGTGATGTGCTTCCATAGCCGGGCATGGGTCCGGCCTGTCCGCTTGACCCCTTTTACCCTTATTTCTAGGGTGTCGTTTTGCTCTCCTCGTTTCCAGCGGGCGAGTTGTTCCTTAAAAGTCTGGACCGCCATGAAATCGCCTCACCACCTTCCGGCTCTTCAGGGAACCCAAGACGCTCACGCATCCATTCGGCATCCCCTTCGTCGGGGAAGAGATACCCGGCGTTTACGCCGTTCAGGAACACCTCGGACATAATCTTCTTCTCCCCTGGCGTCCCTGAGTCCGACACGTCCAACTCGCCATAGCTTTCTTGAGGGCCGAAATTCCACTCGATAATCGGCCGCCAGAGCTGCTCTATCTCAGCCTCCGCAAGCTCGCGAGCAAGCCAGAGGCAAGCGTCGTTGAACATTCGCCAGTGGATCTCCCCAAGAGAGTAAGATCCTCCGCCCTCTCCGCCTTCCAGGAGGGACGGAAGGAACATCGCCCTGTAGAGCATCTTGTTACAAAAAGCGATGGCCTGTTCATAGCCCGTCCCCATAGCCACCCCTGTATTTGAGGCTCCGTTGATGGTGGATATATCGTCGTCTACCCCTATGGCAAAGTGAGCCTTTGCGTAGGCCCCACTGAGGACCTTGTCCATCTGCTCCGTGTCGTCCGATTTCCCCACAAGGGCGGGCATTCCAAATCGCTCAAGGGCCACAGCCCAAAACTTTGGCACAGCCTTCTTGAAGGCATACCATCGCCAGCATCGCCGAAGCCGAGATCTTCCGTAAGGATTACTCCCGGTCCCATGGCGGTAGACCATGCACTTCTCCACCGGGATATCCATATCCTTACCACCTGCGGACTGGCGCACTTTAGAGATCTCAACGGCGTTATCCTCGCCTCTGCCGAAGATAAACTTTATGCTCATAGGATCGTATGTCTGGAGGGATGAAAGCACCCAAGCCCCATCCATCTCAAAAAGAGAAAACTCGGATACGCCGAATCCGTATCCGAGTCCGTTCTCTAAAAGACTTCGCCTGGCTTCCTCCAACGTCCCCCTCAGAGCCATCTGGCAGCTGTCCACCAGGTCTTTTATTTTCTCATCCGGGTGAGTATAGCCCCTGATCTTGCCGACGATGGAATAACACAGATACTCCATGCCGGTCCCTATAGTCTCATCGTTAAGCATCTCCTTATACCGAGATGCCTGGACGTCTGGGTTGGCCACAGGCTGATCCATAGAGCTCATAAGCTGCATGGCCAAGTCGGAATACCCAAACCCAAAGACCTTAGACTTCTCCTTTACCTCTGCCAAAAAGACACCTCCTTTCTACCCAAAAAGGCCTGGGGCTATTCGAGAACCACCGGAGCGAGGCTTACCCTTACCCCTTCTCCTCCGCAGATCCTCAACGCTATACCTTAAAGCCGCCATAGCGTCGTCGAAGAACTCCACCGGCTCGTCGGTATAGAGCCCGGTTCTTCCGTCCTTCCTCCATCGCCACGCCTGGATCTCCTTCAAGGTCCAGCGACAATCGGGATGTATATGGATCTTCAGCCCCTTCAGGTAATCGATCTGCGCCCTGACGCTCCCAGGCTCCTTCTTTACGGCCATAGCCTTATACCCTGCCTTATGCCACATCTTTATCCTGTCAGGCTCTGCGGAGTCGCACCACATGCGGAGGCTTTTGCTGAGCCCCTTCTTTTGGGCTATCTCTATGATCTCCGTAGTGTCGTGCTCGTAGACGTAGATCTCGTCGCAGATATAGAGCTCGCCGTCCTTGAACCCCACCGTCAGGATCGCATTGGCATGGTTGAAGCCGAAGTCCTGGGAGTGGACCATAAAGTCGAAACGCCCCTGGTCTCGGCAGAACTCCTCCACTAGGTAATGGGTGAGGATCAGGCCCCCGGTCTCGCCCCACTCACCCAGCCCATACACCCGATAGCCGTCGGGGTCTTGGACCTGACGGAGCTCCATTCGGCGGTGATACGCCTCATCGATGAATCGGTTGTCCAGATAGGTCGAATGGTGGGTGAAAATGTCCGGTGAGGTGATGTCGAAGTATTTCCGCTTGATCCAGTGGGAGGCACTCACCGGGTTAAAGGTGAAGGTGATCTGATAGTAGAGATTCGGGTTATCCAGGAGACCCCTTAGACGGTCGTCCAGGATGTCCACGTCCGACTCCTCCAGTTCCGTAGCCTCCTCGATCCAGATCCAAGTGAGCTTGCCGGTTGGAAAGGTGATGGACTTGACCTTCTCCCTCTGCCTGGCGTCGTTCATACCCCGGAAAATGACCCGACTTCCGGTGATCCGGCAGGTCATCTGGAGAGGGTTCGTGGTGGTGTCCCAGATCAGGTCTGCTTTATCTCCACAGGTGCGAGAGATTGCCCCGAGAAGCTCGGCATAGGTGGAGTCTTTGTTGGACCCCTCCACCTTCCTTACGACCAGCAGGTTCGCCCCCTTGTAACGAGGGTCCATTAGCTTTAAAACGTAGTCCTGAGCGATATTGACGGATTTCCCTGATCCAGCGGAGCCCTTCAGTACCCGATATCGCCTCCGGCAGTGGTTTACCTCCCGGAAAACCGAGTTAAATTCAATCGTTACCCTTTTCATCGCCATAGCTTACACGGACCTCCAACCCCCCTTCCACGTCCATCTTGGACCGTTCCACGAACATCCCCAGGTGCTTGCCGATGAGCTCAAGGGCCCTGACCTTGTCATGGATTTTGAGCTTGAGAGATCCGCCGTTTTGGCTTGTCGTCTCCGACACCTCCGCAACCATAGCCGCCTGGTCGGGCGTCAGCTCGGAACTCGGCCTCAGGCGTACACCGCCAGGTCCCCACTCCATAACGTCACGAGGGTTGCCAAAGGCTATTCGGGCCAGTTCAGCCACAACCTGATCCTGCGTCACCTCAACCCGCTCCCGACGGTCCGCCATAGCCTCTTGGATAGCCGCCTGGACGTGAGGCAGCGTCAGCAGGTTCGACCCCACCTTGCGGGCACTCTTAGAGGCATACCCTGCCCGGATAGCCGCCGCCGTGGCGTTCAGGTCTATCAAATACTCCTCCACGAAGGCAGCCTGTTTCGCTGTGAGTTTCTTCTTTGCCACGGCGGTCACCTCCTTATAAAAAAACAAGGCCCCAGCACACGCCAGGGCCTCTATCGAGTAAGTCGGGCCTGCACTCCCGAGCTGACTTTCACGTTATCATCATACGCCGATATTATGCAATATCAACGCTTCTAGAGAGTAAGTATGAAGCGTTATATAGTCACCATTTCATGGCGGCCTGAAACCCGCTGAGGGCGTCACGAGCTATCCTCCTCGGTATCTCCTTACGTTTACGAGATACCGTGTTCGGAGATAGCCCCACCCGGCGGGATACTTTCTGGAGGGAAGAGGCGTCGCTTATCCTGGACTCTCCACGAACAAAGCGGCAATGGAGACAAAACACCTTCCAGTCCTCGGCGAAGAACTCCTTTATCGCCCTGGCTGCCTCGGTGATGGACTCCCAACCGGCAGCGTCGATAAGCCGGTGGATCTCATCCAGTTTGATAACCTCCGAGAGTATCCTGTCGGTGTATAGATCTGCCCGAACCCGGACACCCAGATCATCAGGAGAAGAGCGAAGCATCTCCAGCCACTCATCGTCGGTCGGAGGAGGTACAACCCCCAGCAAGACATCAGCCGACCGAGGATGTCTCTGGATCAACAGCTCGATTATTTTAGTCAGCCGTTCTACCTGTCCCATACTGGTCATCTCCTCCTCACAGATAATGCCGCCGCTCGATCATCCCCGATCGCACGGCGGCTTTCACTATTCCCCTTCCACCCAGCCCCGCATACGCTCCAACTTTCTCGCCTTCTCCCTCTCCACGAGGGTATCCCCAACCACGTGCCTAAGCTGAGC